AGCAGCCCATAGATGCATAGTCTCACCTTGTGGTTGCAGGACAAAGAAGCCAGCGTAGTGGTTATTCTCTATCAGTACAAACAACAGACTCTTTTGATTGAAACAGTCTGTATATACATCTTCAATAATCCAGTTTTCTGGACTCCTGCTTTTAATTTTCTCTAAGCCAGTTCTTACACTAGCCCACCATTGTCTTAGTTCCTGTGGAGCAATATATCTATACTCCATTAGCCCACCACAATATATCCATACGTTTTATCTGCCGTGTTGTTAGACCAATGTGTCAGAGTAGCACTTCCTCGTACTTGACTACTAACATATATATTAGTTGAAGCATTAGGAGAAATATAATTTACCGTAGTAATAACGCTAGGTACTGACGGTCTAGTTGGGTTAGTTCCTGCCGCAAATGTTTCAATCGTTACGGCAGTATCAGTAACACGCCACATTATCTCAAGATAGTCACCTACAGCTAATTCAATAAAGTAATTTAATGCAGCAATAATATGACTTGGATCGTTAGAACTATGTCGTGCCGGAATACCAAACCGACTATTAGAAGCCGTTATATTTGTTCCATTCTTTCTAAACCATACATCTATATCTTGGCTGCTATTTGTCGTATTCTTAAATTGGATAGAAAATTGCAAGTTGTAAACACCTGCATTCCTGACGTTCATCCGTGAACTATTGGATAAATACACTCCATTAGAGTAGTCAGTTGTATTTAATGTAATAGCATACGCAGTCGTAGTATTAGCAGCAGTCTGGCTCGTAGAGTCCTGAAACGCTCCGTATGGCATCGCATCAGCAAATGCAGCCGCAGATACAGGAGTGAAGAATAAAAGGCTCTCCTTACCTATACGATCGTCAAATAGCGTAGTAGTAGTAGTATTACCTGTTGCTAAACTAACCGTACCAGTATTGTTCGTCTTACCGTCCATAATGCCACGGACAACCTCACTAACAGAGCGTTCATCAGCACCGAATACAGGTAACGTCCTAAACTGAGCACGTTTAGTCATCGAGTACCCTGCGTAGCTATTTCAATTTCGCAACCTACAATAGTTTCCCAATTGGCATTAGTCGGAGTTACCTTAATACGATGGTAATTACCGTTAGCTCTTAATGGCACTCGGTTGTCTGAGTCTGGTGTAGCTGTTGTTCCGAATTCGACGCTATCTGACAATAGTTTTCTACTGGCAACTGCAACTGACGCGATTCCATTATCGATAATAGGTTTTGCCAATGTGATAATAGAACGTCCAATGTCAATATCTCCAGAAGTAATAAAAGCTGCTTGCAATGGACCAGAGAAAACTACAATCTTCTGATTTCTAACGCCAACGAATATAAGCTGACCGCCAGCCCAAGTACGTGAATCTAACGGTATCTGCTCTGCTGTGTTATCAATACTTGGTAATGTGATTGTGCAATTTGACGTAGTGATAGTCGCACCAGTTGCGGCTGTAAATGTAAACACATTTGCGCTAGTTCTTGTTACTGCAAATACTCCATCTACTCCAGCACCAGAAGTCGCATCAAAAGATACAAAAGCACCAGTTTCCAATCCATGATTCGTTACAGTAACAGTAACAGTAGTGCTACTTTGTGTATACGTACCAGTTTTTTGGTTTGTAGTATCAAAATAGTAAATATCTAATTGCTCAAGTGTGGCACTAGGTGTCAGTCCATACGCTAAGAAGTTAACGTCTGTTGAGCCGTAGCTCCACTTATCTAAATCAATAGAGTAGTACAGCAAGAATCTGCGACCGAAGTTATTCTTAAAGTTCCAGATAACTAACTTCTTAACAGGATCAATCGTAGCACTCATGCCTGTCTGGATTTCACTCAAACTGACATTATCAAAGAACCAACGATTAACCTTCTCTACGCCGATATTCTTAACTGACTTACCATCACACATATAAAAGCCATCGTCAGACAGGAAGTAAGTTAAATTGCCAAACTGAGCTATAGAACCGTTAGAAGTACATCCTAGAGTGCGAGAAATAGCATCAAACTGAAAGAAGAACGGACTACCTGCATACGACATACGATAGATAGCACGTTCTAAGAAAATTAAACCGTACTCACCACCCGCTAGACCTGTAATGTCACCGCCATCAGGCACTACCTGTGAGTCAGACTGAGAAGCAGCACCCGGAGTCCAGTCAGTTTCATCATTAATATCTGACCAGTAGACCTTATTTTCCTCACCACCTACGTTAGCAGCTACAACAAAGTCTCGAACTACAGTTACAAATTTAGCAGCAGGAGCAGCAGCAGCCAAGTCAGCAAAGTAAGTCGATGATCCTAGATCATAAGCCTGTAACTGATCTGCACCGTTAGCTAAGATCATCTTAGAGCCAAACTGAGTAATATCCCATGCCTCAACAGTAGAATAGCCAGTAGTTGTTACAGCGTCTAAGCCAGTATTACTAGGATTAAACTTGTAAATTTGTGTAGCACCAGCAGCAAATAATGTAGATGCACCTGCTGACTTACCAGCAAATGCCACTAACAAGTTCTGACCTGCATTATTTGAGTAATCTACTGCTTCACGTAATGCAGCATATCCGTTAGTAACAGGATAACAATTAAAAGCATCAGTTACAGCACCAGTAACACCCGGCTGATCTGGCAACCATTCGCCAAAAATAATCTTTTGCTTTGCCATTACTGTCTAGCCCAATTAGTTGATTCTGGAGTAACTACAGTCCATTGATAACCAATAACATCACCAATTACACCCACATCAGCATTAGCAGTAATAGATGCAGATTTAGCAAAAACACCAGTACCAATAGCATTAACTAACGTATTTCCAGTAATGTTTCCATAACCTAAAACAGTATAGTTAGCATTAGCTGTTACAGTTGTAACAGAAGTAATTGATGCCACACCAACCTGAACATTAGCAACAGTAATTGATACCTGAGCATTGCCAGTAATGCTTGCAGCACCGTCAAATACTCGCGTACCTATAGCCGTTACAGTAGCAGTACCGACAACAGAAGCACTAGGTTCGGTATCCTCGTTCTCGCAATACCCACCAACCCAGTAACCACTAACAACGTATAGATCAGGAACGCATAGAGCAGTTACAGTCGCATTACCTGTAATAGACGCAGTTCCTAGAATAAAGTCTACTGCTTTTGCTGTTACTGTAGCAGTAGCCGTAATAGATGCTACACCGCCTGTTTCTTCGTTCTCGCAATAGCCAGCATCCCAATAACCAGCCGTTACGTATAGATCAGGTTGGCTTAGGTCGCCTTCACCATAGCCTTGAACCCAATAGTCAAAATCGACATAATTAGTTGCCATTTACCTTTACCCAAGTCTGAGATTCCTCATTCCATGAGTAAATACCACCATCAGTAGGCATAGATGTTGGTGCTTGCCATACAACATTAGAATCTAATATCCAACTTGGGTACGGTTGTGGTGGAACAAACGCATCAATGTCTGACCGATAAGTGTAGCCAATTCCAGCAGGATTTTTACGTATTGTTCCGTTGAAACTTGTCTGTTTCCAATTAGTATATCCACCAGACCATGCAGTTAAAAACTCAATGCCTTTAGCCTCAGACTCAACACCATCAACTAATAATTCATTGTTATGAACAACACCAATCTCTAAAACAATATTATTCTCATCAAGTTTTGCAAAATGCGCCATATATCCATATCCTTAGAATGTAATTGAACCGCTACCAGTCCATTTATAAATTCTATTGCCGCCAGAAGTAGTAATTGATGGCGATCCAGTTGTTGATACTGCAGCATCATACGTAGATGGGTAACTAATAATTACAATACCGTCCGCTCCGTTACCGCCAGCATTACTAGCTGCTCCACTTGCACCGCCGCCGCCTGATCCTGTATTAGTAGCACCAGCCGCAGGAGGATTGCCAGCATTGCCGCCAACACCAGAACCGCCTACGCCTTGTGTGGCATCGCCATTGCCGCCGCCGCCGCCAGCGTAGGTCGTTGCAGTTCCGCTTATTGATCTTGTTATACCATCGCCGCCAGAACCGCCAGTTGTGCCAACACCATTACCACCTGTGCCGCCAGCACCACCGCCGCCGCCCATATGAGCACCGTAATTGCTTCCATCTGAAATACCCCCTGCAAATCCTTCACCAGATACACCTGTAGAATATGTTCCATTTCCAGAACCTCCTCCAGAACCACCATTACCACCAGTTTCACCTATAGCACCTTGAATACCTGATTTAGCTCCGTAACCACCACCAGTAGTCGAAATTGAAGAAAAAACAGAAGAACCGCCAGCCGTTCCATTATTACCACCAGATGCGCCACCAGCACCAAAACCGCCAACAGTAACAGTAATAGGAGAACCACTAGCAACGCTAAGTGTGCCTTCTTTATAACCACCAGCACCGCCGCCAGCACCACTAACATTACCGCCTAAACTACCACCGCCGCCGCCACCACCTGCAATGACAAGATAGCTGACGCTTGGAGTTTTTCCTCCAACAGCACCCATTGCTTGCATCAATTTAGTATAAGAAAGCATTAAATCCTCTTATGGTGTAAAGTTTTGAATAAAACTTCCGTACCAGTTTGTTCCGTCAGATGTAAATGTCAGAATATCCATTTTGGAGGCTGTAGCAGTAATAGTCGGAGCAGTACCACCAGACCACTTAACTCCAGTAAACGTACCAGTAAATGATCCAGCTCCAGATTTTAGGAGCAATATAAATGACTTACCAGCAGTAGCAGTAGGCATCGTAAACGTGCAATTGCCTGTTAACGTAGCTGTTTGAACCGTACCAGAAGTCAAAGATAAAGTTTGAGCAGTTCCAGTATTACCTACAGTAACTACTGACTCTGTGTAATTAGTTACTGTCGGATTAGTCAATGTAGAGCTAGTAGCTGTAAGCGCACTAATAGAAGCACTAGTAGCAGTTAAAACAGACAAAGATGCACTTGTAGCTGTTAAAACACCAATAGACGCACTTGTCAGCGTAAGTATTGCTGCGCTGCTAGTAGACTGCAATTTGTCTGTATTAAGGTTCGTAAAGTTAGCATCAACCTCAGCATAGCTAAGAGCGGAACCTTTACCAGCACGGGTAACGATAGTTGACATAATTTACCCCTTACGCCAAAGTTACGGTTAGATTCGTAGCAGTTATCTTAAATATATCACCAGTTGATATAGTCTTACTTGTATCCAATGCTGAGTGATAGAGCAGATAACCTGATGTAACCGCATCACGAATACCGATGTGAGTAATAGTTCCCCACGTTAATGTACATTGTGGAAACTCGATTGCAGAGCTATTAGACGTAGCACCGTTAGACGGAGCACTAAACGTAATAGGCTGACGAACATACGAGCCGCCTGTGACCTCAGTACCAGTATCGGCATCTGTAGGATCGTTAGTGTATAAAGCTAAGAAAGTCGTTGTAGGTGCTGTGTAACTCGTAGCACGTAACGTACCGTTAATTAGCGCATTTTCAAGATAGTTACTTATTTCAGCCATGATTTACCTCACACTCATTGACATAGGTTGACCGCCAAATTCACCATTCTGGTCGGCAGTAGAAATTGCTGTAATGCTACGATCATACAAAGCAGCCCATGTTTGAAGTCGTGCATCATTCATCAAATATGGTTCAGCTTCGCCTAACGCCGCATACAGCAAAGCATCAGGATAATTAGTTAAAAATACGTTAATAATATTG